TCCGCCCATCCCTGGGCCTCCGGCTCCGGGAGCTACCGGACCTTGTCCCTTGGCGATCTTCTCCGCCAATGCTTGAACATGAGCTTCCCCGTGGTCCCAGATTGCTTGCTGGATTTCCCGAGGAAGGGCTTCAAATGCGGCTGAACCGCAGTAATCATCAATCTCCGCTGCGTGATCCTCGTCCCTATCCCAAGGCTCGACGTTGACCTTCTCACCCTTGATGAGCTTGGAGATTTCAGCCTGCTGACGCCTACGGTGTCTTTCGGTAGCATCCCGGAGGGTAATCATGGAGCCGTCAATCAGGAGCGAAGCGGCCTTCTTGTAGTCACCTCCCGCCTTATCGAAGAACCCGGACTTGATGAATTCGAGAATCTGCTGCTTACGGGCGGCAGGATCGACAGGGAGATACGCACCGTATTCAACGCTGATATCGTAGTCGCCTTCGAGCATGGATACTTGGAAATACTCATCGTCTTGGAACGCTTCAACGCCGGTAATGCGGAGTCTGCGGCTGTCGGTCATGAACTGCTTGGTGATCTCAAGGAACTTCTCATAGATGTCCCGAAGGAACAGTTTCTTTTTGTTGAACAGCCGTATGCGGTATTTGTCATCCATCTCAAGTGCGAGCTGGACGGCGTATGACGAAAGTTCTCGTGGAATCTGCCCCTGAGAGAATTCGTTCATTCCATAGATGTTGTTGATGTACTGCTTCATGATGTCGTAACCCTTCCACACGTCGGGAGTTACGTTCACCGGGCGGAAGAACTCAGGCTTGGCACCTGTCGCAGAATTGAAGGTACCAATGATTGAAGGGTCGTTGTCGAGGTCGTCATTTAGAACACCCTCGGGAGCGAGATACTTCGCAGTACCGAACAAGGATGCATTGTTCATCACCATGGTGATGAGGTTATTGATGCACATCTGCACCTGATACGCATAGATAATGCGACTCATTCCCATCACATTGTCCGGGACATCGATGTCAGTCAGCACGCTGTATGGGAGTTTCTTGTGTTTGTACGGGTTCTGTCCACGATACAGCAGTCGAGGGTTATCCGGGTTCGTGAAGATGGCGTGACAGCCAAGGAAACCATTCCAAGGACGCCCGCGCTCCCAGTAATGATAGATTTTTACCGTGCTTCGATTCTCTTTCTCAAGTGATGAGGAGTCCTCCCCACCTTGCACCGACATGCGAAGAATGTTCTGCTTTTCCTCTTCAGGGAATGAGTAGAAAGCTTCTTCTTTCGGGACGTCCATCTCCTCAAAGCAATGATCCATCTTTCGAACACTGGTAGCATTTGCATCTGGGTACCATTTCTTGGGGCTGACGTCTCGAAGGTCGTAATCGCCTTCCATCTTAATCTCGAGGTTGTTCGGGTCAGCGTTTTCGTCGATCTCACTGATGGGGAAGTCTCCACCATTGGGATCCCAACCTTCGTATGTGATTCCTGTTCCGTAGATACACAGGTTCACGTAGGCACCGGCTTCGATACACTCCTGAAGGTCTGTGTGGTCTTTGGCGTATTTGATATACCCCTCAGCGTACCGAGCCGAGTTAATGGTGGCCTGGTCCTGCTTTCGAGGGGTTCCCGTCACCACGGGGTCTGAGATGCAGAGCTTTGAGTGAAGGAACAGGACCGCCTTGATGGTGTCCAACCCCTCAATCATAGGCATCTGGGTTTCCTCGTTCTGAGGACTGAAAAGGAACTGAGTGGCCAGACCGGAGTCCAGACCCCCGCGAACCTTGTCATTGATGCACTGGTACGCCATCTCTGCGATGTCGAATTCGACCTTCAGCTTGTCGTGTTTTCGCTTAGCGTCAGCAAACTTTGTGGCTAAACTCTTTGCGAATTCCTCATCGGACAGGATGCGTAATTTTGACATGCTTTGTTACCTCGGAGTTCGGTGGAACCGCTCAGTCAGTTGAGCTGATTCATTCCTACGCTTCAGGATCTGTGTCGCCTCTTCGTATACCAACATAACACGTCCGAGGGTATTTAGGTTCTTCTCGAGGTCTTCACTCTTTCCGTTTACGTAGGAGATGTAGACCTTGATGTGTTTGGACAGTCTTAACACTAGGTATATGAGTACCCCTAAGGCAATGAAACACGCCGAGGTGAGTACAAGCAATGCAATAATCATCTTAAGCCTCTCGATCTGATAGCGAACGAAACTCTAGGTACTGCCATCTGAAATCTCGGATACTTTTTGGTCTTGTGCCGATTCTGCAACTTTTCGAGATGTTTTGCAACCATGTCCTCCCGTTCTGTTGGCTGGCTCTCTGCTTGCGGTAGCGGGTCGGGTATCTCCCGGCAGAAGTACATGATGCAATCAAGGATGTGGTCTTTCTTCTTTATTACATTGCCGGACCCATCCGGTTTGTACCGGTAGTTCTGAAACTGCTTCAGGGCATCGTTGGCCCCGGATCGGAAAAATTTTACCCGTCCATTTCCGACGGCGTTTCGAGTCTGCATCACTGCAGCTTCCCGGTTCTTCAGGATACAGGCTCGGTACCCGTATTTGGCTCCGTAGGCCCCGAACCAAGCCTCGGCATTGTCATATACGCTGAGAAGATACTTGAAGCTGGGGCGAGGTTTCATAGATTCGATGACCCCGAGGATATCCTCCGCCTTGGCAATGGTGCCCCAAGTAATCTCGACCCCGTGGGTGATGTACCAAATCCCGGTGTCCGGGTCTTCTGCAAAGATGGCGTGACCGGTGACGTGGGACGCAGGGTCGGTGAACCGGGCCTGCCGCCAATGGGAAGGGATTGGGAAGTCGTCCACGATCTCCGGGTTGATACCCTCAAAGACCGCCTTGTCCGGCTTGTCGTAATACCAGTGTCCATAGAGACGGGCGTTACGCTCCTCCTCGGACATATTCTTATACTCTGCGAGCACACGTTTGATACGGTCAGGATTCTCGGCGTACCAAGGGTTGTCGTAGATACTCCATTGGTGGAGGCTCATCGTACCTTCGTCGCAGGACTTGTCCACATATGCTCGGATATCGTCGTTCTGGACGAGCGAGGTAAAGCCGAGGGTGATTTGGCCATCGCAATCGAAGGTACGAACCACGAGCTCCGTGATGGTCATGACGTCGGGTGGCATTTCGTCGATGTACACATTGTCTACTACGAAACCCATTTTGGTTGTGTCCTGCTGTGCATAAGTCTTGCACTTCAGCACGTCACCGTTCTTGAAATAGACCGAGTCAATATTGCCTTGGTTGGTCTTCTTTATGTCCACGATGAACCACTTAGGTATCATCTTCTCGAGATACATTCCCCACATCGTCTGGTTTACGAAGTCGTACGTTGGACCTACAATCCAGTGAGTTTTCGGCTTCGTTGCGAGATATTTCATCTCGTATTCGGGGGAGTCCAAGTCCTCTTTCCATCGTTTGTTTTTCAGATTTAGAACATTATGTTCCTGTCGATACCAATGTGTCCGTGTGATTTTCCATGCCAAATCCCGCATGCATGTGAAAGTCTTCGAGGCACGGTTACCACAGCGGGCAATTTTGGATAAGTTTCCATCTCGCAGGAAGTTTATCTGGGCTTCAAATGGCTCAGCGGCTGGTTTGTCCGGGATGAAAATTTTCAGCACCCGGGAGCGTTGACGAAGGACTTCTTCTTGGTATTGTTGTATTAGTTCTAGTTTCTCGTCTTCCATTTCCTACCGGCGTCTAGTTGAATGTTACTTACAGTCACTCTTCATCAAAGAAATCTTCTCTTTCAAATTGCTTTTACCTTTGACTGACTTCTTCGATGCCATCTTCCCCTGAATCAATTTCCGCAAATCTTGGCCGGAATATTTCTTCTTCGGGGTTTCTTTTGAAACGAACTTTTCTCGTGAGCCGCTGCGTTTTGGTGAGTCTTCGGATGGTTCACTGTCCGAAGTCCAGATATCTGCAAAACTCATTACTTCTTACCTCGCTTGAATTTCTCTTTCAATTTTCGTGCTCGGTTGGACTCGGCGGTATTTTCCCCTCGAGTCGCGATGTCGAACTCACCACCGTCTTTTTCGAAATGGGAACCGCCATTTTTGTGGGCAGCGACGGTGTCTTCCCCGGGGTCCCTCCCGAGGCGCTGCATGAGTTTTTCCCGGGCAACGCTAACTACCTTCCCATAGCCGTCCTTCCCTTTGACTACTTTAGACCGCACCATATCATATGCGCGATTGCCGCCTTCGGTCGTAAATTTATCCCGAATACGCTTGGCCATGAAAGTCTCCTCGTGTTATCCTTTCCAAAGAATACCCGAGGTGGCCCCGCATGACAAGAGATACCGACATCCTACTATTGGACGAAGCGGCGGCTTTTACGCCGAGTGATCGTCAGATTTCGTTGAAACTACTGGTCCACGAGCGCATGAGCCCCCAAGTTTTGGGAAAGCTCACCCTTGAGATGGCTGACGCCCTAGAGCCCTTCGTCTCCCCCTTCCGGATGGCGGAGGTATCTGCTTGGATCTCCAAGTACCCGGGGTTCTTTGAATGGCTCCTGACTCCAGATACATATGTGGTCACCATGCACAAGGCCCGGGAGCAGGCGGCAGCGACGATCATCGATATCCTATCGGTGAACAATTATGATGAAGAAATCAACCCCAAGGTGCTCCAGGTTAAGATGAAAGCTGCTGAGTTGCTGCTCAAGTCAGACATGAAGAGGGAGCAAAGGGTACAGAACACGGTGAAAGTAAATGCGATGCTTCCTAGACATCTCGCAAACAAGTCAGTTGATGCACTGCAAGAAGAACTTCGGAAGCTAAAGGAGTAATTATGTCAGACAATTTCCAGAGTCTTAGCCTTCTCAGCCAAGACACTTTTGGTGGGCAAGAAACCAAAGTAGTCCCAGAAGGCGGCACAATCTACATAGGCCCTTTTCATATCTCCAACCAAGACTCCCTCTGGGGGATCTTCAGCACCTTTGTTGGAACTCGATACGGGGTCAATGATGTAACCATCACTGCTCAGGACGCCACATCCTCGGATACTCCAACCGCTGCTTGGACCGATGTCTCCTCCGGAGTCACGTTCGGAACTGGCGGTACCGTTGGGTCTCCGGTGAGCGTTCACCAGATTATCCCTCATCGCGGTATCAACCGCTCAATCAA